AATAACGACAATTCAACGTTTTTTTGACAACGCCTTCATCCCATTCGACCCAGCCAACACCGACTACGCCGCCTTCAAGAAAGAAGTATTAGAAGGCGCAGAGTTACAAGACGCTGACGGTAATGTGATGGCGGCAGAAGCAGCACAGGCTTTTGTCGCTACGCTACCTTGAGGTGAATGATGGCGACAATCGGTGAAGTTGAGGGCCGCCTCGACACCCATGAGGCTGTCTGTGCAGAGCGTTACCGTAGCATTGAGCTACAGTTCCGCGCTACCAATGCCAGACTAAAGCGCATCGAAGTCGGGCTCATTGGGTCTTGTGTCGCCGTGATCGGGGCAATGGGTTGGGCAATCAATTTGCTTTTTGGGTTAGTAGCAAAGCTGTGAAATTTTTTGGCGTGTATTTGGTCAGACTTGGCCTGTGGCTACAACGGAAAGGCTATAGGCTAAACCGTGACAAACCTACCTGATCCTGGCAACCCAGCAGAAGTAGCGCGTGCTGCTTTAGGCGGCATTAAAGAGGCGGTCAAAGTTGGATATGAAATCCAAGAGACCGCCAAAGAGGTTAATACTTTTCTGGATGCAGAGGCGAAAGCTCGCGTCGCATTCAAGAGGAAACAACAGCAAGTCCAACGCCGCGGCGACATGATGTTTATGGAGGCCGTGGAAGAGTACCGAATCATTCGCCAGATTCGGGACGCGGAACAGCAGATGTATGTTGATGTCGAAAAAGAGTTTGGCAGGGCAGCTGTGAGCGAGGTGAAATCATTAATCACCCAGCTGCGGAAAGACCACCGAGAGCTCAATGATGAGTTCTATCGCAAGAGGATGCAGGCCAGGCGAGAGTGGGGTGGAATTCTTTTGGTGTCCGCATTGATCTATGGTTTTCTAAAGGCAGGGGGGGTATGGTAATGAGCAATCGAATGACAGCTGAAGACATCGAGGTGCGCGTCTGGGCATTCATAGTGATCTGCATCATGGTGATGCTGACCGCGATTGCCTTGGGCATTCTGTGGGCGGTGACATTTGAAGAGCAATCAATGGAGCTCGCACCCATTGATGCAATCTTTCTGGAGATCCTAAAGGCCGTGGCCTATATGTCAATCGGCACCCTGGGCGGGATTGCCGGGCGCAAGGTAGCCAAGCAAGTGGCTGAAGAAATTGCAGAAAAAGACAAGGGGGAAACATGATTCCGTTAGCTGCCATTATGAGCATCGGCGAAAAGGTGCTCGACAAAGTTCTGCCAGACCCGGAGGCCAAGAATAAGGCGATGGCAGAGCTCGCCAAGATCCAGGCAGAGGGCCGGCTAGCCGAGCTCAATGCTGACAACATCGAGGCCCAGGAGCTCACCAAGCGGCAAGAGGCCGACATGAAGTCGGACAGCTGGCTATCCAAGAACATCCGGCCCATGACCCTGATTTTTATCCTGGTGGTCTATACCGCATTTGCTGCGCTGTCTGCAGCTGACATTGAGGTCAACAACAATTACGTTGAACTGCTGGGCCAATGGGGAATGTTGATCATGTCGTTTTACTTCGGTGGCCGCACGCTGGAGAAAATCATAGACGCGAAAGGAAAAAAGAATGCAGCTGACAAATAACTTCTCCCTGTCCGAGATGGTCAAAAGCGAAACAGCCCTGCGCCAGAACATGGACAACACGCCAGGCGATGCGGAGATTGCAAACCTAAAGGTGCTGTGCGAGAAGGTGCTGCAGCCGGTGCGCGAGCACTATGGCAAAGGCGTGAAGGTTAACTCCGGGTTCAGGCACCCGAATGTCAATGCAGCTGTTGGCGGCAGCAAGACCTCGGATCATTGCAAGGGCCAGGCAGCCGACATCGAGATCCCTGGCGTGCCGAATGCGGAGCTGGCCGAGTGGATTGCGGCCAACCTGGATTTCACCCAGGTGATCCTAGAGTTTTATACGCAGGGGATTCCAGACAGCGGCTGGGTTCATGTCAGCTATGACCCGGCGAACCTGAAAAAGCAGACGTTGACCGCGGTGAAAAAGGACGGGAAGACGGTCTATCTTCCCGGCCTGGTGGCATGACTTACTTCTCAGATTGGGCTGCCTCTTTCAGCGGCCCGATAAACTTTGCCATTGACTGCGCCATCGACATTCTTTTCTCGGTGGTCAGCTTTTTAATCATCTCCGCATTTGATTCTTTCAAAGCGGCGATGGATTCCAAACGCTTTTGAGCTGATGCTTTGCCAGCCCTGGCAACTTTCTCGGCCATTTCCAGGTAGCTGGCGGCCCAGCTGTCAACGTCGGAGACCGGCTGGTCTGGTCTCCCAGGAACGGACAGAATCCAGGCAGAAGCCGGTGCGCTATCCTCGGTCGGCAACACCTCAACATCACCCGCCACCATGTCCACAGCCACTTCGGTGGGTGCTTGTATGGCTGCAGTAGGTGCCGGCGGTGCCAGGGCGTCGAGCGGATTAGAGGGCCGTGGCGGGGTTATGTCTTTCTCCCCTTGGGTTGGGTAGTCCTGGGCCTCTTCAGCGGTTATCAGCCCCTTTAAAACGTCTGGGAAGGCATCTCTCAGGGCAAAGCCTCGGGCTCGCATCTGCATCATGCGCTTTGGGTACTGCTGCCACGGGCCGGTCTTGCCCCAGAGCCCTGCCCGCTTGGCATCATCAATCGAAAACTTAACGGTGACTGGCGTGCGCCCTTTGCGCCGGGCAATGCAGACAGCCACCATTGCAGATGTGTCTTCGTTTTCAAAGAACTCTTCGATGTTCTCGCAGACTGAGCTCGCCTGCACCAGGGCCATTGCAGCGTCGCCGTAGACCGACGGCTTGCCATTGATGCAGGCAATGTTCTGGAGTGCCTGCAGCGGGGCCAGGCCCAGCTCACGGCCCCATTGAACTGCTACCAGGACATCCTCTGGCTTGCCCTGGTATGCCTTGGGAACCATCTGGGACTTGGCCAACATATCCGAAAACCTCATGGCCTCATCGAGCGTGACAGGGGCAAAGCCCTGATTACTTTGCACTACTTGCATTTTCTTTCTCCTCGGTTGTGTAAAGGTCAATTGCCTCAAGCATGACCGTGACCAGCGCATCGACTACATCCATTGCACGGTCTCGGTTCATAAAGCTGCCGGGTGTTCTGTTGGCAGCGTCAAAGCACAGAGCCTGCAGCTTCAGAGCTGCCTGCAGGCGTGCGTTCATAAGCTTTTGGTCTAACGAGTTCATATTTTGCCCTCCAGTTCATCGTGTTCGTCATCTTTATCGTGAACGAAAATTTTGTCCCACCACTTTCGATTAGGATTGCGTTCTTTTTTCCAATGTTGATTACGCAATACATATGCGTAAAAAACATCACACGCCAACAATTCCTCCTTGCACTTTTGTCGGTGCCAGCAGTTATCGCAAGGTGCTGGATTCCAGAATACATCGTAGTGTTTTGCTAAAATTTTGTTCATTTGCGTGCCTTGATCTTGAGTGTGGACTGGCGCACCACGCGAGCCTCTTTGGCCGGCATGGTCTTCTCCGGCTGGGCCGCGTAGTGGCGCATGGGCCAATAGATTTCATGGCTGCCGGTAATACCGCAGGTATTGCTGCCCAAAATTTCTTTGAGCTTTTTCTCGGCGGTATCCATCCGGTCTTCTAGGTTCTTAATCTCTGCCTTGCAGGCCAGAATCTCATGCGCCCAGAAATCCTCCTCCTCCCCCAGGTGTACCGGCTCATCGTCTGTGCCAACCGGAAACATCCGACTAGCGTCTGCCGAATCCTTGGGCGGGTACCAGTCAATGGTCTTGGTCTCGCGGTACAGATCCAGCCTGCGCTGGAAGTCTTTGACAGCATCGGCAATCAGATTCAGGGTTCCCTGGTGCCGCTCAAACAGAAAAATCCGCAGCCTGGTTCCCTTGTAGAGCGTGCAGACCGCGCCCCAGCTGGCACCGTAGCAATCCATCTGTGCCTGCAGCTGCACCGGCCCGCGGTGTAGCGGTGGCGCATCCTCTGCCTCGGCTGCCGTGAGCTTTGCCTCAAGGATTCCAACGCCATCAAGCTTGATCGACCCTGCGCCCATGACGTAGATGCCCTGGTCTGGATCGTTTTCAATCACGATGCCCTTGCCATCTGCCGTGCCGTCCAAAGACACCGCCAGCGGCACCATCGAATGAAAATAGGCTGCTTCATGGTCAAGGTTAAGGTTATCCAGGCCCAGGCGTTCAGCTGCTCGCACCAGAATCCGGCCCTCAAACTCATTGCCCCAGCTCATGGATTCGTTAGAGATATCCTCTCGCGGTAATCCATCGATGGCGCGGATGCAGGTCTGCAGCGCGTCGTTCTGGCTTTGGTACTCGCTGATGCCGAGAATGGCCGGCAACATTGATCCGCTAGCCATATCGTCGGGGGTGACTTTTCCGTAACTTTTCATGCTTTGCTCCTGATTAATCGGTAGGTGGCGTACTTCTTGCCGTTTCGTTCCACCATCACGGTGACGATGTTGTTGCCGCGCTCGCGCAGCTCTTGGACGCGGGCTGCCAGGCGAAAACATTGACACCCGGCAAGTGCATCGATTGGGCTAACGCTGCGCCCACGCTTTAACTCCTCAAGAATCCACTCTGTCTGGCTCATAGCGTGACCCTCAGACGATTGCCATGGCGATGAGCAGCACCAGGAACGTCAGCACGGCCACAATCTTGAGCCAGAGCGGATCGTCTTGCTGGGCCGGCTGCACCGGCAGGGAATCCCGCCAGGAGCGGGCGTGGTTGGTGCGCGGGTCGATGTACAGGTTTGATTTGCGTTTCATGGTTTTTCTCCTCGATTAAGCAGCAATGCGCTGCATTAGATTGGCTACAGCTGACGGCGACCAGGTGCTGCCACCGCGGGATGTCTGCACGCCATGCGCCTGGAGCTCGCGGGCGATTGCACGCAGGGATGCCGCACCCATCTTGGCTACGATTGAGCGAACAATCGGTGCCACCTTGGATGCGTACTCATCAGCAGCTGCAGAGGTGACCGCTGCACCAGCTGACGGGTTGGGTGAGCCAAGGCGCACGCCGCGGGCTCTGGCGGCCTGCAGCGCAGCTTTGGTACGTTTGGATATCTCTTCGCGCTCATGCTGTGCGACCACAGCGCGGATGCCAAACTCCAGGGTGCCGGCGTGCGGCATATCTGCGGCCACGATATCGACACCGGCTTTACGCAGCGTGAGCAGGAAAGCTGCATCACGCGATAGGCGGTCAATCTTGGCGATCAGGATCGATGCATCGAGCTTACGGCAGAGCTCAAGAGCAGCTGCAAGCTGCGGGCGGGAATCGATCTTGCCGGATTCAACTTCTGTGAACTCAGCAACGATGTTCTCGCGGTAGCTAGCAACAGCTGCTTGCTGTGCCTCAAGGCCAAGGCCAGACTGGCCCTGGCGGTCGGTAGAGACGCGGTAATACGCAACGTAGTTGGCCATGATTAAGCCCCCTCAACAGCAGAGATGATTGCTTTCATCTCAGACGATTTGTAACCGTCAAGAGCTTCTTGGAATGTTCGGAAATACCGGCCAGATTTATTCCAAACCTTGTGCGATGCGTTTTTGCAGCACACATTGATGTAGCCAAGCTTGCTGATGTAGATGTGGGCAGAGGTTTTGCCGCAGTCAACCAAAAAATATTTGCCGCACTCAGTATGTTCTACGCTTGTGATAATTACTTGCATTTTCAATCTCCGTTCTTGGTAGTTGATGGACACAGATATCTGCGCCCAAAACGGATTTGGCCACAAGAGATATCTGCCTGTCAAGCACCGATTGCAAGAAAGATATCCACAGGTATATCCTTGGGGATATTTCAACGAGGAGGAACTGCCATGCCAAGCGCGGACTACACCGGCTTTTACTTTCGCCTGCGGCCACAGGCTAGGCACCTATTGGCTGCGGCCAGCAAGAAGCTGGGCAAGGATCGCACAGCTATCCTGCACGATTTGATCGAGACCCACCTGGCCGAGCACGCAGAGGTGGCAGGCCGGCTGGATGCCCTGATCGCCAACCTACCCGCGGTCGAGAACCAATGAACGGGCGCGGAGCCAGGCGCAAGGGCGCAGCCGGGGAGCGCGAGCTCGCAGGCATCCTGTCTGATGAGCTGGGCTTTGAGGTCAAGCGCAAGCTGGACCAGGCCAGGGACGGCGGCCACGATATCCAGGTCGGCAGGTTCTGCATTGAGGTCAAACGGCAGGAGCGGCTGGCAATCGAGGATTGGTGCCGGCAAGTGGAGGCATCAGTCACCACAGCTGCGAACATCGATTCTGAGGGGGATTTTGGGCTGCCTGTGCCTGTGGTGGTGTTTAGGCGTAGTGGACAGCCCTGGCGGGTTGTGGTGCCGCTAGACTGGTTTATGGGGGTTTTGAGGGAGGATTTAAATGCCAAACGAGATGTACCGCCACGCGACCCAGCGTGAGGAGGATTTACTTGGCACCAGGTGGTGTACGCATTGCCGGTTTCGCCGGCAGGTGGAGGGGGGAAAATGGATCAGTCTAGAGGGCGGGATGAGACGGCGGTGGAAGTGCGCCCAATGCCTAGCGAACATGAAGGCAAGAGCTGCGCGGACTGCAGGCACATAAAGCCCAGCTACTTTGGCTGGTGTCGGTACTTTGACAAGCCCACCAGCGGGGAGATCAATGGATGCTTTGGATTCGAGCAGCGAAAGCGATGAAGCGTTACGTTGTCGGGGTTGCGGCGGTATCCACGCTGGTGCTCGGCTGGTTAATCTGCCTGACGGTCGCCGGGTTGGGAATTATTCTGAAGAGCATCGGATGTATTACGAGGCTGCCTGGGTTCTCAAGAGATATCGCACCAAAAAGACCAGGATGGCTTACCTCGATGCTGTGGAAGAGAAAAGAGGGCTCGCCGCCAGACTGGCGTTACGGCAAGAGATGATGAGGATATGGGAACACAAACAAACACAGCGCAAGTGATCGAGTTCAAGCTGCCCAAGCGGCCCAAGATAATTGAGAAGCAGGCACCGCCTGACCAGCGTAAGTTTGCCGTGGTGCCGATGCGGGCTGCGATCGATACCGAGCTCCACGGGTTCTCGGTCAAGGTGCTGGTGCTGCTTTGCTCATACGCTAACCGGGCTGGGATAACCTGGGTTGGCCAGCAGCGTATAGCTGAACACCTGCAGGTATCCAAGCAGCAGGTAGCCAGAGCCATGAAGCAGCTGCGAGACCGTGGCCACATTGAGGTCATGTCAAAGGGATTCAGGGGCGAGCGAGCCAACA